GGCGCAGCTCGAAACCGAGGAGGAGCGCGCCATGTCACGCGATCTTCGCCGAGCGATCAAGGCCGACCCGCTGTTGCAGCTATCGACCCCAACCATGCTGGCCGATGCCCTGATCGACGCGAAAGGGCGCGAGCAGTACGAGGTCGCTCGACTTATCCAGGCCGAGCCCGCCAGCGTCGTCATGAATGTGCTCTTGACGCTCGCGCTCAAGGTCAACCGTGGTAAGGCGGCGCACTTCTAATGGCGTGGTTTCGAGTGGATGACGGATTCGCGACGAGCCCGAAGGTGTTGCGCATCCCGCGCAGCCAACGCCTCGCCGCGGTGGGGCTTTGGACGATCGCTGGCGCGTGGTCATCACAACACCTGACCGACGGCGAGATACCGACTTACATGCTCGAGGAGTGGGGCGCGGATGTGTCCCATGGGACAGCGCTTGTCACGGTCGGTTTGTGGGTCGAAACGGTGGATGGGTACTGCTTCCATGACTGGTCCGACTACCAGCCGTCGCGTGTCGACGTGCGTGCGGGGCGCGAGCGAGAGCGCGCACGGAAAGAGGCGTGGCGGGCGAAAAAGGCCGAAGAACGGGGGGAAAGTCCCGCGAATGTCCCCGGGGTGTCCCGACGGGACGGAACGTCTCTGCGACGCTCTCCCGACCCTACCCAACCCGACCCTTCCCTACCCGACCCATCTATATCTAGTGAGGGGGCCGCGAAGCGCGGCCAACGCCTCCCAGAGCCGTTTATGGTCACTGCTCCGATGCGGGAGTGGGCTGCTCGTGAGGTGCCGACCGTCGCCGTGGATGCTTCGACTCGGCGGTTTGTGGATCACTGGCGCGCGGAGTCTGGTCCGAAGGCGTCGAAGAAGGACTGGGTCGCTGCGTGGCGGAATTGGCTGCGCCGAGATTCGGAACACGTTCGCCCGGGTAGTAAGCCGTCGAAGGATGATCGCGCATTGACGCTGTTGGAGATGGGTCGCGAGTTGGCCGGCGACGGTCCGAAGGCGGTGGCGTCATGACGATCGACGAGATGGCACAGGTTCTGGCAAAGGTTCAGTTGATCGATAACCGGGAGGTGTCCCGGTTGGTGTTGATCGAGTGGCAGGACGAGATCGGCGACCTGCTCACGATGAAACAGGCCATGGACGCCGTACGCCGATTCCGACGTGAGCGGCCCGGGGTCTATCTCGAACCAGGTCATCTGCTCGAGCTCGCCGAGGTCGTCGCGGAGTCCAACATCCCCGACATCACCGACCAGATCATCGAGGCGTCGAAGCAGCGGATGCTCGCGGCGGCCGGCGTCACCGAATCCGAGTACCTCGAGCACACACACGACCTTCCGTGGCTGCGTGCCCACTTCCCCACCGCGTTCGAGCAGCAGGAGCTGCTCAGCCGGTACCCCGACGAAGAGATCCCCGATGAGTGACGACTACACCGACCACGACGCCCCGCCCGAGGAGCCGAAGGACGAGCCCCGCTGGGACCTCGTCACGGAGCAGTCCGTCCTCGGCGCCATGCTCATCTCGAAGACCGCCGTCGATGACGTCATGGACGAGCTCCGGCCTGGCGACTTCTACGACCCCCGCCACGAGTTGATCGCCCGCGCGATCGGCGCGCTGGTGTCGAAGAACATGCCCGTCGACCCGCTGACTGTTGTGGAGGAACTTCGGGCCACGGAGAAGCTGCGGCAGGCCGGAGACGCGCACTACATCCACTACGTGCACGGGGTTCCACCGACGGCGGCGAACGCTGGCTACTACGCGCAGACGGTGAAGTCCCTCGCGGTGAAGCGACGCCTCACCCAGGCGGGCATGCGGATCCAGGCGATGGGATCGGCATCGGAGGGTGAGGTGGAGGAACTCGTCGACCAGGCCCGGTCCGAGGTGGAGGGCATCCTCGTCGGCAAGCGCCGGCAACTGCATCCGGTCGGCGACACGCTGCTCGAGCTCGTGGAGGAGCTGAACACCAAGCCGACGTTCACACCGTCACCGTGGGAGTCGCTCGACAAGCTGATCGGCGGGTTCGCGCCCGGCAACCTGATCGTGTTCGCCGCCCGCCCCGGGTCAGGCAAGTCCATCGCTGCGCTGCAGGTCGCGGCGGGGATGGCGCATTACGGGATGGTGGCGTTCTGCTCCCTGGAGATGACGGAGAAGGAACTCCAGAAGCGGCTCCTGGCCCAGTACGGGCCCGTGCACATGACCGCACTTCGGAACCATTCGCTGAACGAGGACGACTGGAAGCGCGTCGCGGAGGCGAAGACCCGAGTGCAGGGTGCCCCGATCTTCATCGACGACGAAGCCGGCGTGACGCTCGCCCACATCCGCTCCCACGCCCGGTCCGTTCAGCGGCGCGGGAAGTTGGTGATGATCGTCGTCGACTACCTGCAGTTGGTGAAGGCGGAGGGCAACTCCCGGCAGGAGGAGGTCGCGGAGGTCGCTCAGGGGCTCAAGAACCTGGCAAAGGACTTCCAAGTCCCGGTGCTCGCGGCGGCGCAGTTGCGGCGTGCTGGTGACCAGCGAGGGCCGAAACGACTTCCGACCCTGGATGACCTGCGCGAGTCCGGCGCCATAGAGCAGGCCGCCGACGTCGTAGTCCTGATGGATCGGCCCGACAAGGAAAAGAAGCCCAACGATCTCGTGATGGTCGTGGGAAAGAACCGGCACGGCGACGCGGGGAAGTTCACCCTCGCGTGGGAGGCCCAATTTGCTCGGTTGCGGGACCGGTCGTGGAACCCGCAGCCGTATCTCGATGGAGCGGAGGCGTCATGAAGCACGAGGTGCATATCGGCCGGCAGGACGGCAACACGATCGCGGTGTGTTCCTGCGGGGACGGGAGTGAGTGGCAGGGCGGTGACGAGTCGTCACGGCTCGCCGCGAAGGCATGGAAGACGAAGCACGAGGAGGAGAACTGATGGCAATCAAAGCAGAGCGCGAGGTGGCGCGAGCAGACATGAACGACGCGTACGGCGTCACGGTGTGGCAGGAGGCTGCCGAGATGGAGTACACGCCGGCGGATGCCCGGAAGCTGGCGGCGGAGATCATCCGGGCGGCGGACGAAGCCGACCGGGTCGTGGCGGAGGATCGGCAGCGGGCCGCCTCCATATCTCCTCCGCAGGTCATGAGGGATTTCATGGCTATCGGGCAGCAGGACGGGGTGATCCTGTGATCGAGTTCGAGCTGACCGAGGAGCAGAAGGCCACCGACGAACGGGAGGCCGCAGCGCTGCTGTTGCAGTCCCGCTGCCGGAAGGCGCTCGCCCAGGTGCCGGATCTGATCGCCTTCGTCCGAGCACTGTCGGTGGGTGGCCAGTCGGAGCGGGGCGAGACCCTCCCGGAGTGGACCGCGCCGATGCGCATCACCGCGGCGCAGGATTCTGACGAGGTGTACGCGCAGCTCGTCGACTGGGTCATGTTCTGGGTGGAGTCGCTCGGCAGCATGCCGCCGGCCGCCGCGGTGGTCGCGTGGTCGGCGCGGAACGAGGTCCAGGGGTTCAAAGCGGGCACGACGCCGGAGGGTGCGTATGCGCTGACGAACCTGCTCACCACGTGGCTGCTGATCCGATTCCCGGACATGACGGCCCACGCATCCGGTCCCGCGTTTTTCGAGGACGTCGCCGGGTTTGTGTTCAAGCTGCGGGCGAAGTACCCGATCGCCCCACGCCCGCCGAAGGCTGTCTCGCTGCGGCCGTGCCCGGTGTGCGGTGAGGCCGCGGTCGGTGCGGAGTGGAACTCGGCTGATGTCCTGGATGTGACGATCGCGTGCGAGCACTGCGGGCACGTCATTGACGGCACTCCGGCGCAGGTGGCGAAGTGGCTCCCGGAGGCACGGACGGGAATCACACTCAGTCAGGACTGTGCAGCCACCAGACACGCGAGATGCGACTCGGTGACCTGCGAGTGCGGGTGCCACTTCCCAGACCACCAGGCGGCCGCAGCATGACCGCCGAGACGCCGCCGTGCGAGTGCTGGCCGACACCACCCGAGACGTGGACGACCCACTACGGAGCTGTGGAGCCCGGCAGCGCGATCGAGTTCAACCCGGAGTGCCCGGCTCACGGCGGCCCCGACTTCGGCCCCATCCCTACCAACCCGAAAGGCAACTCATGAACCCCTGGCCCCTGATCGGCAACCTCCTCGGATGGGGACTGCTGATCCTCATCGTCGCCGCGATCGTCATGTTCATCATCCTGATGATCATCGGCATACGCGGCATGATCCGCGGCGCACGGAAGAGCACCGACGCCCCGAGCTCCACGCCGATCATCTCGAAGGAGTCTCGATGACCACCCGACCCCGCAACCCGCGCTACTTCCCCCGTATGAAAATCCGCGGCGCACAACGACGACGCATTGCGCCGGTGCAGCGTGTGGCCGGAGCTTTCGACCGGATGAACGTAGCCATGCACATCGCCGCAATGTCGATGGTCCATCTCGCCGCCAAGTACCCCTCGAAGGAGTCCTGATGTCTGATCTGCCCGCTCTCGTCCAGTACCCAAAGGTCGACCGCATCGAGGTGATCGACAGCACCGGACGCGCTTTCGTCGCCCACTACGAGGCTGGCGCTGAGGTGCACATCCAAGACGGTTACCGAACGCTGAAAGTGTTCGCGGGCCAACGAGCAGAGAAGGAGTCCTGATGTCTACCCCTGACCCCGAAGTTGACCCGCTGTACGGAGACAAGCCGTTGTTGCCTAACGCCAAAGAAACCGAACGGGAAGCACTCGTCGCCATCGTGCGCAGCAACCGCTCCGTCAACGTACCCGATGCAATCCTCGCTGCGGGTTTCCGTCGCCTGTCCGAATCCGAGATACGCCGCGACCTCACCGTGCGACCGAACCCGCCCATGCCCAGCGAACGGGAACTGCTCGACCTCTACCTCAACGGCGGAGTGAAATCCGTTTGGCGGGCGGGATGCGACGCAGGGATGGTGGCCGAATGACCGCCCTCACATTACGACTTGATGATGCAACCTACGAGCGACTGCGGGTAGAGGCATTCGAGAGGAAGACCACGATTACGGCGCTCATCCGTGACGCGATTTCGACTGCTCACCCCACCCCTTCGCCCACACCAGAGTGCTCTCACCCGGAGAGCGCGAAGGTAATGCGCGGCTGGACCCAGGTCTGCACGGCATGCGGCAAAGGACGGAACATCGGATGACCAGCGCACTCGACAACCTCAAAAAGGGCCTATGCATGCAGTGCGGGCACAAGGGACGCCACTACGTCCCGCCGATGATGGGCGACCCCGGATTCTTCGCCTGCGAGTCGTTCTGCGACGACTGCCGACCCGCCACCCCTTCACCCGAGACGGAACAGGAGAACACACGATGAGCGACGAGATGCGCATCCTTACCGTCCGCCAGCCATGGGCCTGGGCAATAATCCATGGTCAGAAAGACGTCGAGAACCGGGTGCGCAACGTCGCCGGGAGCTACCGAGGACCCGTTGCCATCCATGCTGCACTTGCCGTCGACGACGACCTCGAAGACCCCGAGCACCCGATGTACGGCCTCGTGCACGCGGGATGTCCCGACCGCCACCAGTTCGATCACAACCGGTTCTCGTGCGCCTGGTGCGTCAACGCCGAGCGCCGACGCTGGCTCGACCGAGGCCACATCATCGGCGTCGTTGACCTGACCGGTGTGCACGTCGCCCGCGCGACGGCATCCGGCACGCTGGTCGACTGGGCAGAACACACCAAGCCTGGCGAACTGTGCTCGCCGTGGTCCGAGTGGGACCAACACCACCTCGAATTCGCCAACCCGCGCCCGATCGCCGCCCCGATCCCGTTCACGGGGGCCCTCGGACTCCGGCGCCTCCCGGTCGACGTCATCGAGCAGATCACCAATGCACTCCGCTGACCAGCCGAACTATACGGTGAGGGCTGCCGCGAAACGGGTCCACCGTGGGACAATTGGAACGGGCCCGACAGGTGCGTCAACACCGGCCAGGCCCTAACCCCGCGAATCGTCCAACCGAATCGGAGAGCTACCGTGAATCGTAATATCCCCTTCGCCACCATGTGCGGCATCATCCTCGACAACGGCCGCGACTGCCCCGGCTCTGTCGCCGAGGACTCGGCCCTGAACCTGTGCAGCGACCATCTGCTGGCCGCCTACCGGCAGCATGCCGCGATAGTCGGCGAACGACTCGTGATGCCCGAGCCATGCGCTGTATGCGGCGAGCAGGTCGGCATGAAGTATCGCGACGAGTGGCAGTGCGACTTCTGCGGGTTCGTGCCAGGAACCAACATCGAGTTCTACATCGCGAAGCTCAAAGCCTCCCGGAGAGTGTCGGTGGTCTATTACATCGAGTTCGCCGGGCGGATCAAGATCGGCACCTCAACCAACCCGCGCAACCGCCTCGCCTCACTCCCGGTCGATCGTGTGCGTGCCTTCGAGCCCGGCTGGCGCGACCTAGAGCAGAAGCGCCATCTTCAGTTCCAGGAGACGAGGCTCGGCAACACCGAGTGGTTCGAACCCAACGAAGCGCTCGAGACGCACATGCGCCGACTCTCGGCAGGCGTACCTGACCCGTGGGCTCAGTGGGACTTCTGGGTCCGCCGTGAGCAGGAGCGCCCGATCGGTAAGACCGCGTGAAGCCACCCACCCACGAACCGCGCGATCTTCGAGACCCGACCGACACATGGTGGACCATCGACCAAGCCGCCGAACACTTCGGAGTCAGACGAGCGACGATCCTTCAATGGGTCAGGGACGGCTTGAAGACGCACGGCAAGGCCAAGCTGCTGCACCGGCCCGACGTGCTCACCGCTTACCAGGAGCGCGCTAAGCGCCAACGAGAGACACGGTTCACCACCGGCGCGCCGTAACTGGCGGCAACGACATCCACAAGTTAGACTCTCGCTAGCGAGGTCCATGCCCCAAAGGGGTTATGGGCCTTTTCTAGTTCCCCCACCGTTTCCACTCCTTGGACGGCACGGGGATCCGGCATGACCACCGGGCATCGGGCGCGAACGGTCTCCCGGGGTAGGCGCCCACTTGGGGAAGTAAAGCGCCTGCCCCACCCCTACTTGCTGGCCCAACTGCAGCCCAACACCTCAAGGTCGATCGCACCACCGGTACACCGCCTGGCCCGCGGGATCTGGTCCAGGGGATCGCATACGTCATCAGTGGCGGTGAGGCCAGCAACCCCCTTCCAGCTCGCGGAGGTGACCGCCATGGCAGCGCAACGAGCACGCGACGGCAAAGGCCACCGCGCATACCGCCGACAGGCTGACTCGCTCCGACGCCGCACCAAGAACGACGACCTCCCATGCGGGTACGGGTCGCCCACTGGTGAAGGCTGCGGCCAGCACATCGACACCACACTCCCAGCAGGGCACCGCATGTCATTCACCGCCGACCACCCCTACGCTCTCGCCAACGGCGGCCGCCTCGTCGGTCAGGTCCTCGTACCCATGCACCTGTCCTGCAACAGCCGAAAGGGCGACCACGCGCCCGTCGAGATTTGGGCAGCCAGCTAGACAGGAGAGCGCATGCTCCGCATCATCGTGCTCGCACCCACCGTCGCCATCGGCAAGTCCGAGGCGCACGACTGGGGAGTGACACCAGTAGCGATCGTCACCCCGCGCAACCCCGAGGCAGCCCACGGCATGACCGCGGACCGCATCGCATGCACCTTCGGCCTGACCCCCGAGGAACGCGAACAGCTCCTGCCTTCCGTCCTCCCATGCGTCACCACCGCCACTAGGTAGCGAGACCACGCCGCCACCCACGGGCGCCAGGGCTGCGCGTCACGGTAGGCCACGCACACAGGGCAGACACCAACGCACCTGCACACGGTGGCAAAGACACGCACACGAGGCACCACAGGCTCCTCAGCACCACCCGGGGCGACACCCACCCTCGTGACCCTCGCCGGACGCTCATAAAATCCAGCCTCACCCGCTCACTGCCCACCTCCCGCCCGGTCTTGGCGCTTCTCTCTCCTGTCTTTTTCGTCTGATTGTCCGATTGGGGGCGTTATGCCACGGCAGCAGGCCCCTTGTGGCTCGATGTCGGCTTATCGGCGTCATAAACGCAAGGGTGAGCCGGTGGATGACGCGTGTCATCAGGCGATGTTGGAGACGTCGCGTGCTCGGTCGGGGCGGTCGGATGATGAGGCGCAGTCGGCGCCGGTTGTTCCTCTGCACGGCGCGTTCACGGCGTCGACGGGTGCGGATGTTGATGCTCGTCAGCGGTTGATCGCGAACATGCAGTTGGTGGAGCGGGCGATGGAGGCGATCGCCGATGTCGATCCGATCAAGATCGTGCAGTTGTCGACGAGGCATTCGGAGTTGGTCGCGCAGCTGGTCGCGGTGAGTGGTGGCGGCGGTGCGGCCGCGAAGGAGACTGATCCCTTTGACCGGTTCTTCGCTGCTCGGGACGCTGCTGGGGGAACAACGCCCGCGCCTCGAAAGTAGGCCGGACGCCGTCGGTTCTTACGGCGAGCTCGCAGTGGACTTCGTGACTGCTGCGGGCATGAAGCTCGAGGACTGGCAGGAATACGTCCTCTGGGCGTGGCACGACATTGACAGTGACGGCAACTGGGCGGCATCCGAGGGCGGGCTGCTCGTCAGTCGGCAGAACGGCAAGTCTGAGGACCTGATCGCGTTCGACCTCGTGCGCCTGTTCCTGTTCCCGATGCCGGATCTTCGCCGGCGGACGGTGTTGCACACCGCGCACGAGGTGAAGACGGCGACGGAGTCGTTCGAGAAGCTCGCAGCGATCATCTCCTCGAGCGAGTTGCTGATGTCGCGTGTGCAGCACATCTACACGGCGAACGGCAAGGAAGCCATCGTGCTGAAGCCCCGCCCCGGGCAGCTACTCGGGGATCGCGTTCGCTTCGTGGCGCGGTCCCGGAAGTCGGGTCGTGGGTTCGGCGCGGCGGACATCGTCTATGACGAGGCTCAGGAGTTGTCTACTCAGGCGCGGTCGGCGCTGACGTACACGCAGTCGACGATCCCGAACCGGCAGGAGATATTTGCCGGCACGGTCCCGGGCGAGGAAGACGACGGCGAGGTCTGGGAGGGCATCCGCGACCGCGGCCGTTCGAAGACTGCGCTGCGCACGGTCTGGCAGGAATGGTCACCGGACGGCGCGGAGGACCCCGACCTCGCAGCGAAGATCGACGTGGAAAACCCGAAGGTCTGGCAGCAGGGTATCCCTGCTCTCGGCCTCTGGATTCACCCGCAGACGGTGGCCGAACAGGTCGAGCGTGCCACGGACCGTGACGAACTCCTCCGGGAGCGGTTCTCGGTGTGGCCGAGCCGGCGCCCGGCGGAAGCCGCGAAGCTGTCCGAACTGGACATGGATGTGTGGC